CTCACATGGTGCGGCAAGATTTACACGCGGACGCTTATATGATGCATCAGATAAATATCAAGTACATGTGTGCCGCGACTGTGGTATGATTGCTGCTTATAATGATAAAATGGGAATTCACTGTTGCCGAACATGCGATAATAGGACAAACTTTGCATATGTAGAAATACCATATGCTTGCAAACTACTATTTCAGGAATTACAAACTATGAATATTGCTCCAAGAATTATGACATAAGGTACGTATGTAAAGCAAATATAATATAGGTTTAGTTATAGATAAAACTATTTAGTAGATAATTTATTATATTTTTTTAAAGTAAAAACAAAGTTAAGATATGTTTTAAAGATAAAGATGTTTAACAACAACATGTTTAGATAAAATGAAATATATTTTATAATATTTTTATAATATATATTATATATATTATATATAATACATAATAAATAATGTCAAACTTAGGAGGTGGTTTTCAAGGTATTGCACCAATAATGAGTGGTGGTGGTTCGGGCAAATATGGTAGTGGTGGAATGATCGGTAGCAGTGAAAGAGCCCAAGATAGGTTTTCATTAGTTCAAGCCTGGAACGGTGCCGCTGCAACTGGTGTAATAAATGGTTATCAGCGTAGAATAGGACCTTTTAGGGTTGTAAATAATGCAGGCGACTTTCTTTCTCGTCAAAACTATACATCTGGTGGTTCAAATCAGGTAAATAATGTACGTGATGGAATATCTGGTTATAAAGTAAGCGCCGGCTCTATTCAGCCAGACAGAGATAACACAGGCATTCCCTCGTCTACATGCAACCCTCGTTATGTTTATGATGGTTCCGATTATATCAAGTTTAAAAAATTACAAGCTGTGAATAGAAACTATAACGACTATACTTTTGGTGGCGATGACTACTCAGCTGCTCAATCTGCTTGGAGAAGAGTTCATAGGTTTTAAGTAAGTATTATAGTTATATACTAACTATATTTATCTTTAGAAACTAGTATATCAATCGTATATATAATAATAATATTATAAATATTATATATATTACAATGACATCTGTTCCTATTAGAACTCTTCAATACTATTTTAATGGCCCACCATCCCCAACCGTTCTTATAAAACAACGCGGCAATAATGGTATCCAAACTTGTGTTGCACCAGCACCCAATCAACAATACCCAACCGACCAAACAGGTAATGTAGCGAACGCGCGTGCTTCATTCGTTAATGCTCAAAATATGATAAATTCTACTAGTAAGCTAGCGTCACCAAATAATTATACTACAAGCATGTTTCATAGTCACTACCAACGCCGCGTTTTAGCAGGGAAACCAATCCCTGTTCCCATATGTGGTGACCAGTACATCAACATGTTAAAATATAATGCAATTGGTAAGTCAGCATATAAGGTGGGTCTTCCCGTAGATGCTGCATATCAAACTAAAAATAATGACAACACGATTCGAAACATTCGTAGACAAAGGTGCCGCAGTGGAGGGTGCGTAGCGCCAAAAAAGAAAGGGGCAATTGAAAATCCTTTTCAGTCGGGCGGTTCGTCTATTTTAACATCTTTAGGAAATAGACAAATTTATTCGTAGTGTGTATGTTATAAATATTTAGAAATATATTAGAAACTCTTTAGAAATATTAAACAAAAAATTACGAGTTTTAGTACGAATATTTATATTTGAAATTATATTTTTTTATTTTAAAAATATATAATAAGTATCGAAACGACAAGATGTTTAACAAGTATTTAGTAGAATTTTTCGGAACTATGTTCTTTTTATATATAATTATAGCAACAGGTAATGCATTCGCTATTGGCGCTGCCCTTGCGTTAGTTATTTATTTAGGCGGAAAAATATCAGGAGGCGATTTTAACCCCGCGGTTACCGTAATGATGGTTATTGCTGGAAAACAACCAAAAGAAGAATTAATCGGATATATTTTAGCACAAATTTTAGGAGGTTTGGCTGCTTTAGAATTATATAAAAGATTTAATTTGTAAATTGTAAATTGTAAATTATAATTTTTTATAATATAAAATAAAACTTTAGTAATAATAAGTATCATTCTTTATTATTACTTATTAATTAATTAAATACTTTAATTACACATTTTAAAATAATTTATTTCTTTGTGTAATATATAAAATGATGTTCGGTCAACAGCAACAGCAACAGCAACAGCAAGCAGAAGGGCAGCAGCAGCAGGGTGGACGTCGTAGACGTAGAACCGGTAGAAAGGGCAGAAGGGGTACTCGTCGTGCATCCATGGGCCAGGGTCAATCCCAACAGCAGCAGGGTGGTCGCCGCAGACGCGCTCGCAGCTCTCGTCGCAAAACCCACCGCAGACGCAGATAAATAATTCATAACTTTAGTGTTGCATTTAATGTAATATTAAATTTATTTTAAAAGAAAATTATATATTAATATCTTCGTTTAATATATAATTATTTACTACTATCATGTCAAGACGTAAAACTAGAGTTACTCGTATGAGCAGACGTAAAGCAAGATCTGGAACTAGAAAACAAAATGGAGGTTTTTTAGGTTTTTTATTAGAAAAATTAAATAAAATCAATCCGGCTAATTGGTTCAGAAGAAATCCTGAAAACAGTGATCCTCCTCTTGGTACTGCTGCCGCTGCTAATGGTGCTGCTCCTGCTGATCCTGCTGATCCTACTCTCGATCCCCCTCAAGCTGGTGGTGCTAGAAAAACCCGCCACCGTCGTCGTCACCACCGTAAGTAAACAAAAGCGTAACTATTACCATGACAATTTAAATTTATTTATTACTAATAATAAATTTAAACATTAATTAAATACCATAAGAGATACCATCTCAGTCACGTTTTTTATACATATTCGCCATTAACTTAAGAGCAATATAAAAAGACAATGCACCCAAAGAATAAAATAATACTCTAAGGAATACATCATCAGGCATCATTAACTTCATACTTTTATTGTCCACACCGTTATCATTATCATCGTCAAGATTATAATAATTTCTATATAATTCTGCATTTTTTTCATCCTCTTCGGACACGGTAAAACCTTGACGAGTACATCTCGCTTTGGTTACCGGGTTCAGGGGGTATATGTCATTTGGACCTTTAACAAAATTACAAGGAGATATGGCTTGAATATCACTTATCGTAACAAATTGTGTATCACTACTTTCATTATTATTTATATCTATAGTTCTAAGCTTAACAGGTAAACATTTGGGTATCCCTACTTCGGTGAATGCAGAAAAAAAGTCAATTTTACCTATCGCCATTACATCTTCAATCGCACCGGGAACAAGACCTTTAAAATCTGAAAAATCCTCACCAGAATCTTTCAAAAAACCAATCGTTCCTGAAGGAACATTGTCAATATACAAACTTCTTTTTACCTTTTCTTTTGGAGTCGAATATTGGTTGATACAGTCTTCTTTAGTTGGTAAAAAATATTTATTACCTAACGGCTTACCTGTTTTTGAGGCGTTTGATTTTCCCTCAACTAGTAGTTTAACATAACTAAAAATACCAGCCACACCATTTTCTACATTACGTAAACTGTCTCCTACTGTTATACCCATCTGTTTTGGTGTTTTAATATATTTAGAATAATCATAACTATTGTTAACTTCTTCAGACATGTCTATATCTATTATTAATGTATATAATTATTTACATATATAATAAATAATTGTAAAATATTAACTATTAAATTACATTTTTTATTTCAGAACTAGAAAAAGGAGTAACATTATCCTGCTTCGAAACTGATTTAGTTTCTTTATTACTCTCAGCAAATGAATTTAGTCTTCCATCTGTCTCTTTTTTTATTCCAGCACTAACTTCACTTCTTACCACTTTTATTTTTTCTAGTAACTTATTTACTTTAGGTTCTACCTTATTAGTAATATCATTCTCCATTATTTTTAACTTTTTTTTCATTTGTTTTACTTCAATACTTTCATTCTTACTTTTAATATTTTTTGTTTCACTAGTTACATTCCCTTCTATAATTGACCCCTTATTGTATATTTTTCCTAAACCATAGTATAATATAATAAATCCAAAAATTACTATAAAAAAAAGTAGTATTTCATTTTTATATTTTAACTTCATTAACTTCATTAACTTCATTTGAAATATATATTTGTATTATATTTGTATTATATTTCTATTATAATAAAGATATTTTTAGTTGTATTTTAATTATAGATGAATTCTAATACAAATCTACTTCTTTAAAGTTTTTAAAGTTTCCGCATTATTTTCATTCGTTTGTTGTGCTTCAACTATTTGTTCTTGTATTTTATTTATTTTATCCTCTAGTTTTTTAAACCTCTCATTTATATCCAACTCGCTATTATCTTGTTCTAGTCCTTCAATTAACCTATTACATTTAACCTTTACATAAATAGAATTTAATAACATAAAACTAAAAACTATAAATATTATTATTAGTAGTATATTTTTCATTTATTTGGTGTTGATAAGTTATATATAATAATAATACAGTTTTTATTTTTATAATTATAATATTATATTCTATTATAAATATAAATAATAAATGTCAAATACTAATCCTAAATCAAACCTTCCTCTTAATTTTAGGGCATCAAACTCATTGGTTACTACAAAAGTTCCTCATTACGCTACTAAAGGTGGAAGCTCTATTAGCATTGTCCCTGGGTTAAATCGCCCTTTAGCTAATGGTATTGACCCCAATGTCGCTGAACTAAATAAATCAAATGGTCCCGACTTTAAAGCTCGTCCCATAAAACACTGGCGACGTCAGTTGCGACCATCTACCTTCGGTGGTTTAACCAGTTCCGGAACTCGTGTTGCTACTATTAACCTCGCTACAACACCGGGTGGCGAAATATACCGCGCGAATAGCAATGATTGTTCATGTGCCGACTTGACAAATGGTGGAAATGCTTATACAATTTCTGAAAAATTCACAAAACAAGGGGAAAATAGTCTTGGTCCACAAGCACTCAATGGTGGAATAAAAGTTGAGAACAACGGTTATGTTCAAGTCGGTAATACCTCCACCACACCCGGAACGGATCAAAATTATCAGATTTTGACTGGTTTATATAATACAAAATGTATTTCGTGTACCCCCGAAGCAAATGTTATAAAACCGGCAACAACTCTTTTAAGCAAAGCGTATTATACGACACATGAAGCATATATGAAATCGCGCACAAATACATATGAACAACAGTTACTTACTGTTCCGATTCAAGGTCTAAACGATAACTACTACAACGCTGACGGCCAACTTAACTGGCCATCTGATTCGCCAACCGGTTCACAAGTATATGCAACCACTGACCAATATAACCCACAAAGCACACGAACATGCAATGGTCGAAAAGCAGGAACAACTATATTTAAACCAAATAATCGCCAATATTCTTGTCAAGGTGCGGTTGATAGTAGCACGCGTCTAGATCGTCTTAAACAAACGACTGTTAATAAAAATGCCGCATCATTAAAAGCCGCGTTTGGCGCAGAAGGGGCGAGTGCATGCGCTTATCGAGGTATATCGGATACACCTTACTTTCTTAAGAGTAAGTATCAGCCGCCAATATGTTCGCAGAAAAATTTAGGCGCTATTTATAGACAAAATCGCACCGTTTGCTTCCCCTCAATGTCTTCCGATTTGGAAAAACATTATACTACACGACTTACATACTATTAATGACATTTGAAATAATATATTTCATTTCATTTAATATTAACATATTCATTTAATTTAATATTAACATATTAATATTCATATATTCATATTAAATTGAAAATACACTAACACGCAAATTATATCTATGTAGTATATAGTATATAATATGAAATCTCGACGTTTAATAAAAAAATATAAAAATAAAAGTAGGAGTAGGAAAACTAGGAGAAGAGTATTAAAGGGTGGTGTACCGCATGGTAGTAGACATAGTAGTAGACCTCCTAGTAGTAGTGTTAGACCTCCTAGTAGTGTTAGACCTAGTAGTAGAGCTAGTAGTAGACCTAGTAGTAGACCTAGTAGTAGAGCAGGTATTTTTAAACCTCCTGTTCCACTTAAATGTTGTGAACATAAATCAGTTTTAAATCAAGAAAAAATATTAAGTACTATAGATAAGTTTCCACATGAATTTGATACATTTTTTCAAAGTTTGCTTACTGTTCCTGATGATGATTTACCAATAACTATACAAAAATTTAAACCATCATACATTAAAGCAATAACGCTTCAACCCCAAGGAGCATATTTAAATATAAATGGATTAAAATTCATAAATTACTTAAGATCTAAATATGTCAATCTAGAACTATCGTCTAAACACAAAGAAAAAATAGATCGTATTATTAGTTTACTTGACCAATATGGAGCAGCACCAGGTATCAGAAATTCTGATTTGAAAGTAATTGAAAAAAACCTTGATAAACGTTATTTTGAATGCTATAAAAAGTTATATGACTATATTTTTGAAAAATTATTTAAATGTAAAAACAAAGACTGTTATCCTGTTTCAACATCTGCTATTAGTCTTTATTGTAAACCTGAAACAGTCTTAACAACAATACCTGAAGAATAATAATATAACAATAAAATACAATTAATTCAATATATATTTATATATAATACATATATACATATATACTCATGGCTACACCGCCACTTAATCAAGTTCCTATAAACATAAATGCTCCTCTAAATTTTAGACATACAGATACGCTTATTACCACAAAAGTACCCCATTATCCCACAAAAGTAACAACCGGAGTTAGTATTATTCCTGGCTGGAACCGTCCCAACGCTAACGGACAAAATGCAAATATAATCGACAAAGACTATAATGGTCCCGACTTTAAAGCACGACCTTTAAAACATTGGCGCAGACAGTTGCGTGTATATAATTACAATGGTGGAGCAAATAATTCGAGAACCGCCAATATTTCTCAACTTGAACGTCCAGGTCTTACCGTATATAAGTTTACTCCCGACTGTACATGTGTCGCCGGAGAAGGGGGGAATTCATATATTATTTCAAATAATCAATTTGGTTATGAAACAAAAGATGATAACTACTCAAAAGGCGTTATTGATGTACAAATAAATAATAACGGTTATATCGTAGTACCATATAACGCAACTGAAGCGCAAATAAATGACCCTACAAACCCTGCATATAAGGTACTTACAGGTATATATAATACTAATTGTATAAATTGTTCCCCTCAAGGAAATATAATTAAAAGTGGAGTTGCTTTTCAAAGTCAAGCTTTTTACTCATATAGTAATGATAAATTAGAATCAAGATGTCAAACATATGAACAAAATATATCAACAAATAAAGCAACCGGGTGTAACTATTTCGACGCACAAGGAATTCCATTATGGCCCAATGACACACCAAATGGACCTCAAGTTGTTGCACCCGTTAACTATGGTAGCACTGTATATAAAGGTGATTATGCCGACTCATTATACTGTCTTTCGCAAACAATATACAAGCCTAATAATATCGGATTTGGAAGACAAGGCGCGGTATCTGGTTCTACGCGGCTCAAAAAATTAGTATCTGATACGGTTTGTATGAATGGTAGCTCTTTTTATAGTGCTAAGGGAGCTGCAGATGCAAATATTGGAAAGTATCAAGGAACAAATATTTCTAGTAACTATTATCTAAAAATTAAACCCGGCATTGATAGTTGTATCGGAACTATTCCAAGTAAACCCAAACTAGAAACGGACAGTATTGGCTTAAATGATATAACTGTAGACTATCTTGTTAGTAATAATGGAGGTTGTCCAGTTTTATACTACACACTAACGTATTATCCCACACTTAATGTCAATAATATTACTTCAGTTACAATACCCGCAACTAGTAGTGATATTTTTAAAGTTACAGGTCTTACTGATAATACGTACTATAATATGTATATTACCGCTACAAATGGAAATGGAGAAAGTCCGCGTAGTGATATATTAGCAACTAATACACTATTAGACCCTAATATACAAATAACTGTAGGTTCATATACGTATACATATAGTCCTACTCCAATTATAGTAACAGTTACGATTACTAGTTTAAATACTTTTGCACCGATTACAGCAAGTATTATAGATATTTCTGACACTAATGTAGCTGATCTCACTTTTATGTCAAGTACTATAACAAATATAACTACGAATGTATATAGTCTAACTTTAAGTAATGGAGGAACATTTCATATTCAAGCAACACAACCTCTCGTATCAAATAAGTACGGAGCGTCAATAAAGTCACAATTATTTACCATACAACGTGCTACACCTGTAGTAACTTTTCCTGTTTTTTTCGATACAAATGAAGTGTATGGGTCTACTTATATATTAGTTCAAGCAACAATTACATCACCATCCCCTTCTCCTCCTGGTGTAAGTATTACAGAGTATACAAGCTCAAATAGATCAGTTGCTACTATATCAGGAACATCTGTTACCATACTTAAACCAGGTCAGTTTCAAGTTATAGCAAATACAAATCAAACACAAAATTATAACAGTACGAGTACTCCATCTCCTATAGTTACAATAACTAAATCGCAGCCTATAATAACATTTACAGGTTTTATTACTAGTGTTACATGGGGTTCTACTTATACGTTCGTTACTCCAACAGTTTCAGAAAGTCCGTTACCAGCTTCACCACCACTACCTACACCTTCATATACAATAGCGAATACGTCAGTTGCTACAATATCAGGTACAACTGTTACACTAGTTTATCCAGGAACATTTTCAATAAATGCTACTACAGCTGAAACGGATTATTATTTTAGTAGTACTGCTACATCTCCAAATGTTTCAGTGGTAAATATTCCTGAAATTATTATATATAATAATCCTAAAGTTTTTCCAAGAGATGGTGGTATATCTGGTGAAGTAGGATTAATAATCGGTATACCATCAGGAAGTTGGCCGGTAGGATTTTCACAATTTACAAATGTCACTATTACTAGAGTTGGTAATGTAACTACTATTCCACTTTCTCCTTCTAGTTCTCCCACATATAATAATTCTCTAAATAAATACTTAGTTTATGGAGAACCATCAACCGCGGGTCCTTTCATAACTACTTTAAATACATCAACTGCTTCAAATATTGCTTTGGTACAACAGAGTGCTATTGCAAATGGTGCATCTTTAGGAGTAACAATGCAGTTTGCTTTTTCTGGTGGTAGTGGTAGTGGTGTTCCATCAACATTTACTGGTTCCTATACCACTGTAGGAGGAGCAATATCCCAGGGTCTAATATTAAGTAATTATTCATCTATAACAGCAAGTACTGTAGCTCCTCCTCCTTCAGGTAGTTCACAAAAAAGCAGTTTACTTGTTGGATGGAAAGGATT